ACTGCAAAACCTCGCAATTCCTCTGCAATAGCCTTAATATAGAAATAAGAACCGACATTTGCTCCTGCCCTGAATCTGGAAGATGCACAAATGTTTAAGTAGTCTATGAAAATAATTTTAGGTGTGAATTGTCTCTTAATCTTTAATTCCTTGATTAGTGACTTAAAGTGTCCTGAGTGAGCAGATGCAGTAGGATATTCCTTGATTATCAGTTTACCTTGAGTTTTCTTTCTAATCTTATCTACTGAACTTTCAAACAGGGTCTTAGGTAGGTCATGTAATTCATCGATAGTCAAGTCCATCAAGTTTGCATCTATACGTTCTGCAATCCGTTCCTCTGCCATCTCCAATGTGATATAAAGAACATCATATCCATTTATAAGAACATTGGCTGCATGATGACACATGAATAGGGTTTTACCTACTCCTGTACCTGACATTATAATGTTTAGTGTCTTATTAGGAAGTCCACCATTCGTTATGTCGTTGAAGTACTTGAGATCGAAAGGAATTCGTTCTTCTTTTTTATGATAAAACGCAAAACGATCTTCGGAATTATCAACATAGTCATGACCAACAGACATATCAAAGCTAACAGAAAGAGCATCAGACAAAATATCAGGCAAAGCAGTAGTATTCCTATCTTTATCATTTCCACCTATAATGCTAATTCCATCCAGAACGGCAAGATGGAGGGCCCTATCTTTGCAGTACTGTTCAGTTGTGTCCACCAACCATTTTTGGTCTGTTTCCTCATGTGATAATCCATTCACTAGGTCTTGAGTTGTTTTGTATAACTCCTCGTTTAAATCATTCCTCTTGTCAATTTGTATAACAATAGCTTCTTTTGTTGGTAGTTCACTATATTTATCTACAAACTTATCTATCTCATCGAATACTATTTGGTGTTCCTTCCCCTCAAAATATTTAATCTTCAGAAAGGGTAATACTTTCCTTGTGAATGTTTCGTTGGTCATCAAGTGACTCAGAATCATGTTCTCTGTAGATGATTTCAAATTCATTATCTTCTTTCAATCCTTTCTCTAAACATGAAACAAGAATATCTCCTGCGATCTGATGAAATTCTTGTTCATGTTTTAAGTGGTTATTATTTTTCCATTGTGCAGGCTTCAATGTAAAGTGTAAGTTCATTCCTCCCTTGTCAGTCTCATCTCCCATCATGACATCTTCGTAAATATAAATTAGTCCTTTAAATTTACCTTCATCAATTCGTACTGCATTGAGTTTGGAATCATCCCCCTCACGCACTACCATTGAATATTTAACTGTTTCTATTGATTTGTATTCAGACATTTATTCTCCATCAGCATAATGTAAATAAGTTTGTGCTGTATATTTCGGTTCTGATATTGGTGGATATGCGGTATGTGGAAACATAAATGATGGATAAAACATCAACAAGCTTCCTTTTGTTGGTTTGACAGCACCATTACCATCTGCATAATCTAAAAAGGGAAAAGATGTTTCTCCACCTTCTTCAACATCATTCAAGTATAACATAATCACCATAAATCGTTTTGCGGTATAATAATTTTGTATATCAATATGTAAGTTAAAATAATCACCTTTAGGTAAATCTTTACTCATAACCTCATATTTACGAACCCTAAAATGTTCCAATCTAATTTGATTTTCTGGAACATAAAATTGACCAAATCCAGAATTAACACCAACCTCACCAGAAACCCCCCGAATATGTTTAGAGGCTTCCTTATGAGCTTCTTCTAAATCTTCCTTGTACTGGTTTATGTGATTAATGGCATTCTGTTGCAACATTTGATGATAATATATCCACTCATCATCTTTAGAACTTGTTATGTTTATTTCTGTACCATGTCGTATGTCATAATCTTTGTGGCCTTCTCCACCCTCACGATGTACATCCTCCATCCCGACATAAGATTCAACCTTTTCACTTTCTTCAAACTTTTCTATAATATCTTCACAGATTTTATCTGGAATCGTTTTTGGATAAACTTTTACAAAGTCCATCAGTTTTGTGTATATCGCCATATATAAATTCCTTTCTATATTATTATATTAAATAAAGAATACAAAAAAATACATTGTAAAATCCATACGCCTACTAACAAAACTATCCACGAAATTCCCTCTATCAGTTGTATAATGTGTAAATTTTTCATTCGGATTCGACTGTATCTTGATGTACTTCTCCATATAAAAACTCCTTTTTCGCAGCTTCTTCTAATTGTTTCATAACTTCTTCTGTAAAATATTTCTCTGGTTCACTATAAATAGATTTTCCATATAACTGTTTACCATCGATCTCATAACGATTACCAGACCTTTTAAACACTCCATGTTTCTCACCAAACTCTAGAAGTCCATAGTACCTATCAATTCCAGACTGATAGCCTAGTTTGACATCAATCATTTTATTCTCAATTGTCAAACGTGACTTCTGATTCTTACAATGAATGATGTTCCCGATAACCTCAGTACCCTCTTTGTCTTTTTTCTTGGACAAGTAAACGATAGAACTAGCTGCATATTTTAGTCCAGAACCACCACCCATTTCCTTAGTGGGCATATATGCACCTATCACATCATATGTGTGATTGGTTACGATAAGAGGAACATTTGCACGACCTAACTTGAGGGTCAATACACGAAAACAGGCTTTTATGATTTGAGCTCTTGTCATATCTCTGGTTTCTGCTCCAGCCGCAGTATCTTCTAATTCCTTTGTAGTTGATAAATTGCCAAGTGAATCCAAGACAATCATCATAGGTTTTTGTTCTGTTTCTAGATATGCATCTAAAATCTTTATTGACTGTGTACGAAATTCTTGTATGGTAACTACTGGAAGTACTACCATTCTTTTTGAATCAATACCTCTTGATTCTATAAGCTCTTTAGGTATTGCTGATTCTGATTCAAAATATAAAACACCACCTTCTGGATTTGCATCCAAAAATTGTTTAACCATTCCTAATGCAAAATACGTTTTACCTGTCGCACTTTCTCCCGCAAGAGCTGTAATTTTGTTAGAAGGTAGTCCACCAGACAGGCTACCAGAAAGAAGAGCGTTGAACAGGTAAGAACCAGTATCAATATAAGTGTTGACATCCCCCGCTGCCAGGCCTTCTTCCACGATTGAAGCATACTCATTTCCCGACTCCTTTATAAATTGTTTTAAATCCATTAATCCTCTCTATTTTCAGATTTTTCAACATCGAATCCTTTTGGATAACGACCACTTAATTTCTTAGTATTCTCTGCAAGTACTTCTTCAAGATCCCAATGCATAGTTATCAGAACTTGTTGTACATACCACATAACATCACCAAGTTCATTTTTTATTTTGGTTCGTAATTCTTCTGAAGGTGCTTTACCTTGAAAAAGTATCTTCTTCACCAAGTCCAGAAGTTCTCCACCCTCTGAACAAATTCCTATTGCTCCTGTAAGCAATCTTTGTGGATTAGCCCAATCTATATCACCATCTTGTAACTCCTTAATTCTTTCTAAAAAGACATCACAATCTACAGTAGCCTCACTTGTTACATCATCCACAAATATTCTATGTTGTATTACTTCGTTTGAATCCATATTCTCCTTTAATTAAAAAATTGATTTAAATTTGATTCACTTTTATATTTACTAATATTCTTCTTATTATATTTTATATCCTTTGACATTTCAAATGGCATAGTTTTAGTCTTTAAATATTCTGTTTCGCCGGGGCCCTTTACAGTCCACTCTAAATCAATATCTTTTGGATAATTCAATCCCCATGTAACAGTTGAATTTTTTAACTGCCTTCTATCGAATTTGGTCATAGGGTAAATGTATCTAAATTGTTTTCCTTTCACTCTACTCAATTTCAAATCCCTCAGTTGCTCAAAGTTTGGTCTGTGGCCATACTTCAAACCATCTTCATTTGGTAGTATTCCTTGTAGAGTTCTTGGATGTACTTTCTCACCAGTTTCAGTAACGTAAATATCTGTTATGGAATATCCACCATACAGGAAATTTGCAGCCTGATACACATATCCAGGCTTACCTACAATACCATCTGCCCAAGTGAAAAGATATTTGATGTCTGTATTTTCTCTCAACCATTTGACTGCCATTGATAACATTTGAGATTCACTATTTCTGGGCATTGCATCATCCATACACATCTTACCAATTTCATAATAATCTTTCGTATCGAGTTCTGGAAATAGTTTTTTAATTGTATGCTTTGGCCTCGTTCCCCAGCCAAAAGTAATAACTCCTACCATTTCCTCTGATGAAAAATATCCAAGAAAATACTTTGTCAAACTTGGCATAACAGCAGAATAGTGTCTTTCCGACACAAACTCTGAAGCGGTAACCTTGTGTATCTGTTTCAACATTCACCTCATCCAAAGAAATCTAACAAATTAGTTTGTGTTCCATAT